CCCGCCAACATGACGGCGTAGATCATCGCGTAGGACAGGCCCACAAAAACCAATGCCCCGGCAAGGGCGGCGAGGAACGTGCGGCCCACGACCGCCGCGCCTTGTCTCCCCTGCGGTTCGGCCTCAACCCATGCGACAGGCGCAGCCAGTTCCGGCAGGCGGTGCATCTTCGGCGGATCGGGCAGCATGCCGATCATGGTCCACGGGGCGAGGCGCTGAGCCTGGCGACGGTCTCGCAACAGTTGCTTGACATCAGCCGCGCCCTGCGGCCCGCCGTGCCATTCCAGCATCATCGCGTGGCCCGCCAGTTCGGCGTCGGTGTATTGGTCGGGGAACGCCAGCGCAACGCGGGCGTCTGTGATGTGGTCGCTGATCATTCTGCATCCTCCATGCGGCTGGGCATCATCGGCGGATCGTCGTCCGCGCGTTCGGTCAGGTCTTCGCTGACGTGCTTTTCCACCCACGTCAGGCCACCCTCAAAGGCCTTGGCGGCATCCTCGCGGGACAGGACCAGTTCACCGATCACGGCACCTATCACGCGGGCGGTGTAGACCCATCCCCCGGAGTGGCCGACGCTGCGATCAGGCTCATCCCATTCGCGGCTCACGATGGTAAGAAGCCAGTCCAGCGCGTAATCCCCGGCGGCGTCGTCGGTCTTGATGATGTCCGCCTCAGCGCGGGCAATGGCGGGGTGCATCCCTGTAGTGATGGTCATGCTGCGTCTCCGATCATGCTGATGAGGGAAGTCATTTCACTTCCTCCACGGTCTTGAAGTCATTCGATGCGCGGTATGCAACACCGGGCTTGATGCCGCCTTCGCCGACATAGGCGGTCAGGACACGGCGGCGTCCGTTAATCCATCTCAGGAATATCAGCGTGGACCTGTCGCCACCGGTCAGCGTGGACCCGTCGCCACCGGTCAGCGTGGACCCGGCGCCCCCGGTCAGCGTGGACCCGTAGCCCCCGGTCAGCGTGGACCCGTAGCCCCCGGTCAGCGTGGACCAGTCGCCCCCGGTCAGCGTGGACCCGTAGCCCCCGGTCAGCGTGGACCCGTAGCCCCCGGTCAGCGTGGACCCGTAGCCCCCGGTCAGCGTGGACCTGTCGCCACCGGTCAGCGTGGACCCGGCGCCCCCGGTCAGCGTGGACCTGTCGCCACCGGTCAGCGTGGACCCGGCGCCCCCGGTCAGCGTGGACCTGTCGCCCCCGGTCAGCGTGGACCAGTCGCCCCCGGTCAGCGTGGACCCGTAGCCCCCGGTCAGCGCAAGCCCATGAATGGGGCCTGGCCGCAGAGCGTAGAGTTGCGGCGTCACTTCATGGCGCAGGCCGAACGCGACGACACGGCAGGATGCAAACTTGTGCTTGCCGCCCAGATCAATGGCGTCGTCAGCTTCAACGATCCACCAGATGGCGTCGGCGTCAAAAGACAGGTGCAACGATTCGCCCAAACCGTCCAGCAGCCCGTGCAAGCCTTTGCCGCAATTGGCTGTTGGCCGCCAGTCTGGCGCGGTGACGATAGCACCGACCTCGCGCGGCCACTGGAACCCGCCGTGTGCCTTGCCGTCCTTGTCTGTGGTGCGCAAAAACAGGCTCATACCCTCATCTCCATCTGCGCCAGCCACCAGGCGGCTTCGGCGGCGTCGTCGGTCTTAATGATGCCAGCCGCAGCGCGTGCCATGGCCGGGTGCATTCCTGTGGTGATGGTCATGCTGCAACACTCCCAAGAAGCGCGAGGTCACGCATGGCCAACAGGTCGGCGCGCATGTCGCGGTCAACGCCATCAGCATCAATCTGGCGAATGGCGCGAGCCAAGGCAGTTGCGGCTTCCACGCGCCGACCTTCGGCGATCAGGCAAGTGGCAAGCTGGAAGGCGTCAAAGGCAGTCATCTTGCATCCTCCTCTGGCGTGATCCATGTGGCAATTTCGGCGAGGACTTCGGCGGTTTCTCCGATCCTGTAGAACAGCGGCGCGACAGACGGGCCAAGCAAGCAAGCACCCGCAGTTGAGGGATAAACACCAGCTTTCTCGGACCATTCCGGCCCGGCCAGATGCTGTGCCCAGCCCGCGAGACAATGCTGCGTTCCGCAATGCCACTTCTCCATGTTAAAGTCCTGAGGTTTTGCCAGAATTGCCTTTGCGACCTTTGCGCGGTAGGCGATCTGATCGGCAAGCGGTGACACGGGCTTACCCCCGATGCTGGTCAGCACGGGGCAAGCGGCGTTGATGTCGGCATCGCCCCCGATGCTGGTCAGCACGGGGCAGTCGGCGTAGATGTAGGCATCGCCCCCGATGCTGGTGAGCGCGGGGCAAGCGGCGCGGATGTCGGCATAGCCCCCGATGGTGGTGAGCACGGGGCAAGCGGCGTAGATGTAGGCATAGCCCCCGATGCTGGTCAGCACGGGGCAGTCGGCGTAGATGTAGGCATTGCCCCCGATGCTGGTGAGCGCGGGGCAAGCGGCGCGGATGGTAGCATCGCCCCCGATGCTGGTGAGCGCGGGGCAAGCGGCGCGGATGGTAGCATCGCCCCCGATGCTGGTGACGCCCGCGTATTTATGCGCGTTTTCTTTCGTGATGGTGTGGTTTCCCAAAAGGTGAGTCATCTTGCATCCTCGTTTGGCGTTTCGGTGTCGCCAATGTGTGGCAAGCTGCGGCATGTGTCAAGCTAAAAGATACACACGCAAGGCCTATTGACACACTTTATGGCTCAGGCTACATTTTGCCCATGCACATCATCAGCTACATCAGAGAGAGCGGGAAGACGGTCGCGGATGTTTGCCGGGAGGCGGGCATCACGCGGGCGACTTTCTACAGCGCCATCAAGCCGGGGGCGAACCCTGGCGTCAAGACACTTGAGGCCATCGCGCAGGCGACGGGTCTTACCGTTGAGCAGGTTCGCAAGGGGGTGGTGGAATGACGCCGGACACAACAATCCGCGCGGGCTGGCTCAAAGCCTGATCGACAAGCTGGAGGGACGGGAATGAACTCCTGGGACCGCAACCTTTACGACGCCACAGTGGACAGCACACCGCTGCCCAAATGGATCACGCTGGCCAATGCCAAGGCCAAAGCCCGGCGCGCGTTCTGGCGTGGCGTTGTCTTCGGCGGCATCATGACCGGCGCGGCTTTCATCGCTGGCGCGGCATGGTCGGAACCGCTCTCCATAAGTGGCACTATGGTCACGCTTGAACCCGCGCCGCGTCCTGCCGTTGCAGTCGTGACCATGCACAATGTCAGCATGAACGGCTCACACGACAACGGGGAACACATCGTATCAATGCCGGGCCTGTCGGTCGTCGTGGTCTTTCAGTGGGAGCATGTGCCGCTCACAGGGGCGGATAGCCTGCTGATTCTGCCGCCTGACGGGATGATCTGCGATCCGAGCGATTGCCTGATGATCGTGCCGGAAGGCCAGTCAGGGCGGGTGTTCCTCATGGAATGGATGGGCGGATAATGCCCAGGGGTTGCGAGATCAAGCTTCGCCGCGCGGACTTCGTGGCGATGTGGAATGACAGAAGCGTCACGACGACAGAGATAGCGGAGCACTTCGGCATATAGTGCCGACAGATCGTATCACGGATTGCCGGGCGAATGGGGCTACCCCCAAGGCAGCAGGGCGCAAGGCCGACAAGGAAGAAAGAAGAATGACAAACATTGAACGATATCGCGCGTTCATCGCCGCCAAGGCCGGTCAAACTGTGGCGCATGGTATGACGCCAAAGCCGATCAACGACGCGGCAAAGGCGCACCAAGTCAAGGCTATCGAGTTTGCCCTGAAAATGGGGCGGTCTGCGGCGTTCCTTGATACAGGGCTTGGCAAGTCTTTCATTGAATTGGAATTCGCCAGGCAATGTGCCGAAGAAACCGGCAAACCGTCTCTGATCCTGACCCCTCTTGCCGTCGCTGGACAGATGATCCGTGAAGGCATCAAGTTCGGCATTGAAGCAAGGCAAATCCGGGAACAGGTGGACGTGGGGCGCGGCATCATGGTTGCAAACTATGAGCGGCTTCCCAAGCTTGACCCCTCATCATTCGGGGCGATCATTCTAGACGAAAGCAGCATCCTGAAGTCATTTGCGGGCAAGACCCGTAATATGCTGATGGATGCATTTTCAGATACGCCATTCAAGCTTGCCGCGACAGCGACCCCATCACCGAATGACCATACCGAACTCGGAAACCATGCCGAGTTTTTGGGCATCATGCGCCAGCAGGAAATGCTGTCGAAATGGTTTATCAATGATACCGGAACAGCGTCCCAGGAGTGGCGGCTGAAAGGTCATGCGGTGGAAAGCTTCTGGTCCTGGGTTGCAAGCTGGTCGCGTTGCGCGACGATGCCGAGTGATCTGGGTGGAGACGATACGGGATACGTCCTGCCCGATATTGACCGTAGATTGCACGAGGTTGCAGCGGATCGGTTGACTGAAACGCAAGGACTTCTGTTTCGCATCCCGGAAATGTCGGCCACATCATTCCATGCCGAAAAGCGCCTGACGCTTGACGCCAGGTGCAGCCTTGCCGCGTCACTGGCAGATCATGACAAGCCCGTCACGGTCTGGTGCGAGACAAACGAGGAGAGCGCGGCACTAGCCAGGATGATCCCTGATGCGGTTGAGGTCCACGGCGCGCTGGACGCTGACGAAAAGGAGCGGAGATTGCTTGGCTTTGCCGATGGGGATTTCCGGGTGATCGTGACCAAGCCAAAGCTGGCCGGGTTCGGAGTCAACTGGCAGCATTGCGCCCATGCCGTATTTGCCTCGATCAGCTTCAGCTATGAGCAGCACTATCAGGCCGTGCGCAGGTCGCATCGGTTCGGGCAGAAAGAACAGGTCCGAAACGATATCGTGATTTCCGACACGGAGCGGTCAATCTGGGAAGCTGTCAACATGAAGGGCAAGAACCACGACGAGATGAAGCGCCGGATGGCAGATGCCATGAAACGGGCGCAGAATTCTGTGGAAACGAATGTGAAATATGACCGCCCGCTGGATCTTGCGTTTCCGGCATGGCTCAAAGGAGAAACTGCATGAAAAAGCAACCGGAATACCAAGGCGCAAGCTGGGCAATTCACAACAGCGACTGCATTGAAGGTATGGCGGCGATGCCTGAGAGTAGCGTTGATTGTGCGATTTTCTCCCCCCCTTTCGGAGACCTATTTGTCTATTCAGACAGTGAGCGCGACCTTGGGAACGCGGGCACGGGTCAGCAATTCATCAACCAGTATGCTTTTTTCGCCAATGAGTTGACCCGCGTCATGAAGCCTGGGCGGATCGTGTGTGTCCATTGCACCGATCTGCCGATGAGGAAGGGGCGTGACGGGGCTATCGGTCTGCAAGACTTCTCTGGCGACCTGATCCGTGCACATACGGAGGCCGGTCTGATCTACCATGGGCGCGCGACCATCTGGAAAGATCCAGTTGTTGAGATGCAGCGGACCAAGGCGCTGGGCCTGCTCTACAAGCAGATCAGGAAGGATAGCGCCATGAACCGAGTCGGGATGCCTGACTACATGCTGTTTTTCCGCAAGGATGGCGAAAACCCTGACAGGATCGAGCATAGCGAGATTGGCGGCAAGGAAGCTTTGGCGATTGCGAAGCGATGGCTGGAACATATGCGCAAGGAGGGTCTTTGTGCATCTGTTCCTGATGATGCGCTTTTGGCTGAACTCATCAAACATGCCGAATTCGACGTGTATGAGTGGCAGCGGCTGGCCAGCCCGGTCTGGATGAATATCCAGCAAGGCAATGTCTTGAACGGCTATCGCAAGGCTCGAGCCGATGGAGATGAGCGGCACGTCTGCCCGCTTCAACTGGACACCATCGAGAAGTGCCTGCGGCTCTACAGCAAGCCTGGAGATGTGATAATGGACCCTTTCAACGGGATTGGCTCGACCGGATATCAGGCGGTTAAAATGATGCGCCGCTATATCGGGTTCGAGTTGAAGCCGGAGTATGCGGCGCAGGCCAATGCCAATCTGATCGATGCCGAGGCATCATGCCTTGATCTTTTCGGAGTTGCGGCAGAGTGACCCCTTGGCTGTCCACCTTTACCCGCCGCTGGCACTGCAACCCGCACCTCGCGCATACCGTGGACCCCGTGGGCTATCATGGCGCGCGCATGGCGGTTCTGGCGCTCGAATACTGGGGCGCGGGCGCGAGCCGGGAGCTGCTGGTTGCCTGCATCTGTCACGATC